TGAAGACACACTTGCAACTTGAGATATATGAGCGCTGCCTCTTGCTTTTGAGCGATATAATTCTGATTTGTCAACAGATTCGATTCTATAGCCACTTACATAAGCAATTCCAGGGTCTAGAGAAACCGAGTATAAATCTTTAGCCTTATTGATTATATCTTCTGGCTGATCAATGTCTGTATAGATGTCTGAAGGAATTTCGTTATATTGACCAACAACATAACGATAGCGTCCTCCGTTTGTGCCATCATTATAACACTCTTGAACAGTAATGTCAAAATTATCGACTACATAGTTTCCTGACTCTTCGAATGTACGTCTCGCAAAAGTTCTGTCTAAATCTGTATACTTTTCCTTTATAGAGTCAAGTACAAGAGAGTTTGTAATTGTTAATAACTTGAAACTGGTAGAATCTAAATTCGAACCAGACTCACCAAAGTTTAGTGTTAGATCTATGGTATAACGATCTGCTCCTGGAGCAGAATAGTTTGGTGTGCCGTTTGCGTTGTCAAGCAGTGTGCTATCAGAGGTATAGTTTGTTACAAATTCTGAATATGACAGATAGGCATAGCCATTTATCTGGCTTTTTACCGTCTCTTCTTCAAGAGAATAACCGAAAAACTTTTGTTGTTTTGGAGTGTGAACGAATGAACCTTTTACAAAAAATATGCCTTCAGATAAAAATAATCCAGCACAATAGCCAGTAGAATAAACAATTCCTAGAGTCTGATCGCTCTCAGCGAGATCGATGTCATATTCTAGCACGCTATTAGTCGTAGCTTCTCCAGTATTTCCAATATATTCTGTAGGAAAGATTGAAATGTTTTGTGAAGTTGTACCGTATTGAATGCTGTTGTTGTAGCGTAGATAGAATCGCACAAATCGAGTTTGCACTCCTTCTTCTACTAAAATTTCATAGTCATATACATATGCAATAAGACCCAAATTGTCTTTAAGATACTCGACTGTAGCCAATCTGCTCTCATCATAATTTGAATTTAATTCAATATCAACGGTTTTTACATTTACGTCAAACGTGCAGTTTCCACCAGTAACTGCAGCTCCTTCACGATAGACACTCGAGCCAAATCTATCAATTTGTGTTTGGAGCACACTTTGAAGTTGATTAAGCTCACGAACCTGAACACTATATCCTGGTTTAAATAATATACGTAAATAATTTTTGTCGAGAGGAGTTTTTTGATTTAAATCTTTGACAGACAAATCATCAAAGTATGTCGTATTGTATGTAGTAATTGACATTATAATTGTATAATAATTTTAATTTCTTCAGTTTGAGATTGTGCTCTAACGATAGGCTTTCTATTTTCTACAAAAATCAACTCACCAGTTCCAGGAACATACTCATTGTTTGATATGCTGCTGTATGATAGACCAGTGTTTGTACCTATATTGATTGCACCGCTGCTAGGTATTGGACCATAGCCGCTGCTAGAATTTTGGTGATAGTAAACACGATATTCGGTACCACCATCTACAATTACTGCAGCATAAGAGTCGTAGAGCGCAGTGGTTTGACTGCCAGAAATTGTTATATGTGTACCAGTTTCAACGTTAGTTAATTCGGGTCTAGCATTAGCCAATTTAAAATATTTTAACGCTCCAAGAGTAGCTGGGTTACCAACTCCCTGATTATGACTTAAGTTTCTTAATATCGAAACTTGACGATATGGAATATAAAAACCATCTTGAGAGATATCATCAACTGCTTTTGCAGCTATACCGATAAACCATGAAGGCAATACGTTAGAAGGAGTGTGCGCTAAACCAAGAGCAGGAGTTATATTTGCGAGTATCTTTGCTCCTGAACCGTTAGAGTCTATAAATTCAAGTGTACCATTTATTATGCCAGTATTTGCACTTGCTGCAATATCATAACTAGACGGTAATGTTAACGATGTAATCACTCCTTCAGTCGTTAGTGCAATACATGTTATTGGCGTTAATGTCCCAGTTGATGTATGCGGAGTAAATGTGACATTAAATGATCCAGTTGGATAGCCAGATCCCCCATCAACTATAGTAAATCCGTATAAAATGCCACCGCTGCTGCTTTGTATAGCCGTAGCTTGACCTCCTGTCACCGAACCGCTACTTATTGAAACGTATTGGTCAGTATCAATTGTTGCGCTTGTTGAAGTAAAAATATCAACTAGCGACCAAATATATCCATCAGAGCCATAACTACGAGGAGCGTATGATGTAGTGTCGCTAGGTGCAAAGGTTGAATCATTGTTTGGTGCACGTAAACAGAGATAGATTGCAATATCACCTCCGCTTACAACTACTGTATAACACGGAAGATAAGACACGCCATTTATAGTTTCTGGATAAAAACAATTTTCATCATATGGAGTGTATGCTTTGTATCGTGTACCAGCTCTATAGTTTACTCGAGGTATAACAAGGCGAGAATTAACTGTTTCGGCCTTTATTAGGGTTATAAGATTTGACTTTATTTCTTCAGCTTCTCCGTTTGTGCCGTCTGCAGTCGGAACAACCCAGTTTGTTAGCTGTTCGTCGTCTACCCAACTGTCAGACTTTCCAAGTCCCACATAATAGTTATTAGCGACATTCGCGATGTCTGCCAACAATAATTTTGCTGAATTTCTACGAAACTGTTCTGTTATAATTGCTGCCATAGGTGTTGTTTATTTAATGTATTTATAACGAAAATTATGAAGGTTATATCAGCCAATCATATGACCGCTAAATTTTGACCATACACCACCAGTATCGGGCGTGTATAAAGAACCAGGCCCGCTAACATAATAAACTGATACAGTATCTCCAGTCGAAAGATCAATATGACCATCAATTGATATAGTTTGATATGCTTGGCTTGCAGTTATTGACCAATTTTTATATAAAATTATTCTATGATACTCTCCACCATTTTTTAATAAAGATATTCTAAATTCACCAGTTGTTACCTTGTCAATAAGAGCATGAAATGTAAAATAATAGATACCGGTCGCTGGAGCAGTAAATACACCGGTAGTTGGATCAAAATTATTTCCACGGTCAAATACTTCAACTGCATAACTACGAAAAACATTACCGGGTGTTATTGTTTGTGGTCCACGAGCTAAAAATGCTGGCATTGCAGGAGTAGTAATAACTCCATTATGCTCTATACGCATCCTTTCTACAGTGGTGTTAACTGTGTTTTGAACTGTGGTATTAAACGTTATATAACTTCCTCCATTGGTTGGCGTCTGAACACCTTTAGCCTTAATCTCCACATTTCCAATGCCTCCAAATCCATAGCCATTAAACGCGCTGGTTGTTCCAGAAGTGCTGCCGTTGTATGCGAATCCATATATGCCAGCTGTTCCAAAGCCATCAGCTACTGCAGTCGGCGATGCGACTGTTCCTCCGATTGCAAAATGTCTAATTGGATGATTAGGACCGCATGTTGATATTAGTTGACCGTCACCATATATACGTAGAGCGTTTGGCAGAGCATCTGTTACAGAAGATGAAAGTGTAGGCAATATGTTAGTTGTGCTAGAGTTTATTTCTAATTTAGCATATGGGTTTACAATACCAATACCAACATTTCCATCACGACTAACCGTAATGTGTGTGCCGTTAGTCAAATCACTCCAATTATTTGCAATTTTAAATTTATCGTTATCACTATTATCTATTCCTGCACACCAACCAGCAACTCCTGCAATGTCCCATGACATTATGGCATCTCCTCCATTAGCACCGCTTGAACTTACGCTTATAACTGCATTGTCATCAGCATTTTGACCATAATTTCTACAATGTATTCCATTAACACTAGGAGTATTGTTGTTTTGATTTGCTGATATTGTTAATCTAGCAGTAGGGTCTACGCCAATGCCAACGTTTCCAGTTGGCGTGATGCGCATGTGCTCTACAGGTGTAGCGCTATCGTTTGCAAGGGAAGTCCATCGTTGGGTTGTGGTGCCGTACCCTTGATAGGTTAAAAGATTAAGAGGAGACTCATGTTTAACAGTTAACGTGCTGTTAACGTTGTCTGTCAGTATCAAAGAGGATCCTCCGCTATTAGCCACTACACCCAATTTAGCTATAGTATTTGAAGTGCCAATTGCGACATTGCCATTTCCTTTGACAGTTATGGCTGCAACTCGTCTGTCAATGCTTCGATCACCAGCAGGTGTGACGCTCATTATCAAGTCTGCGCTGCCATCGCCGTATGAATAACTGTTATAACTTGTTATTGCAATGTTATTTTCGTTTTGATGATCAAAGAACGCTCCTTTATCTACTTCAGAGCCAGCTTCGCTATTTTTAATGACTATTCCATTCCACAGTGATGAACCGCCAGACAATCTTATAGCCTGTCCAACTATATCTAGTCGATGAACTGGATCAGAAGTGCCAATGCCGACATTTCCAGATACATCGATTCTTATTTTTTCTGTAGATGCGGTACCAAACGCGATAGAATTTTCCTCTGGTGAGGTAATGCTAGCTTTAACTGTGCCGTCACTCTTTAAAATTGATATGTTTCCATTTATAGCAGTGTTGCCAGCGACATGAAGTTTTGTAGTTGGAAGTTGTGTGCCTATGCCAACATCTCCAACGCTGGTAATTACAAATGGACTAGAGTCTCCACTTTCGTCAGACACAAGCAGCGCGTTTCCACCACCTCCTTGGGTTATATGTACTGCATTATTGTTGCTATTAACTGCAACAGTTACGTCTTCACTAATAATTTTAGAGAGATAGTTTGCCAAATCTTGAGTGGTTACGCTCTTATTTGTGCCAGTTTCAGACATAGTGTCATCGTTTCTGTCAACGATTTCTATAAGATCAGAATCTGCGATTTCGCTTGTTGCGATTGGTGTTAAGTCTGTAATTCTTCTTATCATAGGGCGTAAATCTATTTATAATCTTAAAAAATGTTAATTTATATCATATTCAGTTAAACGCTGTTCTCCGCTTTCACTTTGCTTAAGTTGACCATTTTCGAATTGTTTATTGACGATATCTCGTAAAGCATCATCGTCTTCAAGCAATCTCATGACACGGTTTTCAAGATCTCTTGGATATCCATTTTCGAGATATCTGCCATCACTGAAAACGTCAATAATCGTTGAAACGTTGCTAAATTTACACGCATTGTTAAATGCATATTCTTCAGATGCTTGAGCTATAGTTTTATCAGAATAGCTTGCTATAAGCTCTCCAGAGTCTAAAAACTTCATCCATCTCTGATAGTCTTCTCGCACATTTTTATCTCTAAAGTTGGTGTTTTTAAGATAGATGTGAAGTATGTGATAGACCAAGTTATACAGATTTATGTCTTGACCGGTTAGACGAAGTGCTGCAGCAAAAACATTGATGTTTCTAGCATTTCGTGTTAACCAACCTGGCTGGTAATATGGGCTGTGAGCTCCAATATGTGGGGCACGCTGGGCAGAGATCCAATTAAAATCTTGTTGTGGTTGAGATGCTACATAGTCCACATATTGTGACCAGCGTTGAGTAGATGTTAATTGTAATAATATCGATGCAAATAGTTGTAGACCAGCTGGATGCACAAATTTTAGATAGTCATCAAGCCAATCTGCAACTGGCTTTGATGTTTTTACGTCATATGAATATTTTTGCCAATATCGACCGTCATGAATTTTATACGCATCAGAAGCAAAAGATTTTCTATCACTTGGCACCCATTGGCGAGTAATATCAGCCGGTGACCATATTATAGGATCAATGCTTACAGTTTTATATATTTTATTGTTTGGATAGTTTTCAAGTGAATTTATTATTTCACCATATGACAACGCAAATTCAGGAACAGCCTCAAAATTTACTTTATTATAAAATTTCAGGTCACGCGTCACGTCTAAGTTGTAGGCTCTTACAGAACCTTCAGGATCATTGAGACCCACAGTGCCAGTAACCAAAGTTAAGCCGTCCGAACTTATATCTAGAGTTGAACCGACATAGTCATAGATAATTTCACCTCCTATATCATTTGCTAGTTGAACCCAGCCGACATCTTCATTATATTGATAAACACGAATTACTCCGCTGTCTATAAAATGACTTGTTGAATCATAGCCAAGCACGTAGTCATCTTCAAACTTATAGCCAACAGCACAAATTGTTCCTGCAGAGTTTAACGCGATACTAAAACCACCATAGTCATTTTCATTTTGACCGTATATAGTTTGACCGAGTTGTGTCCATTCACTGGCATCAACATCATATTTAAATATTTGTGTATAGCCAGTATTAACGCCTTGTTCATTTTTCCCGTTGATTGTGCCTATTGCGAGTGTGTCTCCCAACGAATTTAATGATACACTAAAGCCATACCATTCGTCAACTTGATTGTTTGGGATTAAATTATTTCCGTATGGCTGCCATGTTTTTGAGCGCAAACTGTATCTATAGACTGACACCTTTCCTCCATCGTTTATAGAACCGACATTATCATATTTTGGTGCACCTATCGCTAAGATTGTACCATTATAGTTTAATGATATGCTATAGCCAGATTGATCGTTTGCCTGGTCACCACCAATAACACCACCTAAAATTTCCCAAAGTCGTTTTACGGCATTATATTTGTATACAACTGTACTAGAATATTGAAATAGATACGTAATTGCTACTGTAGATCCGTCTCCGCTAAATGCAATCTTTGTGCCAAAAAAGTCTGTGGGTGAGAATGTATTAGAGACACCTTCAGTAATAAATTTTGCTCCATAGTCAGTTTCGGCCGAATTAGATTGTTCTACAATAAAACGTTCGTATCGTTCACTAGCTAAACCAGTCGTTGCATTGATATTAAACGGATTTATTGTTTGACCTATCTGTTTCCATCTATCAGTTCCTGCAACATATTGATAGATACGAGTTGAGCCATAATCAACACCAACTTCGGAATCTAGTGCATCAGAAGCACTTACAGCTACACGATTGCCATCAGTGCTTAGAGATAAATTATAACTGATATTGTCATTTGCCAGTCCGCTAGTTAAGTCTTGCCCTATTTGAACCCATGTTACAGTTCTATCATCTAATTTGTAGACTCTAGAATGACCAGAATCTCCATTAGTCTCTCCAAAGTAAGAAGAGCCTACTGCTAAGCGCATGCCGTCACCACTTATCGAAACGCTATTTCCAAGATAGCTGTTAATTTCTTCTCCAGATATAGCGTTTCCGAGTAAATCCCAAGTATTACCACTGTTATACTCTAATTTTTTTAGTGACGGAGGATTACTATTTTCAAGTAACAGTGTAATTCCATCTTCGGTTTCATTTACACTTCCATTTTCTAGCAAACTTTCTTCTAGATTAAACGCAGTTTCATAGTATAGCCCTCGTTCTACGGCAGACCATTGTGCTTCGTCCGGCCAAATGCTATCATTATCGCTGTATACTATTAAATTTTTATATTGATATTTCCACCTAAACACTCCAGCATCAGTTTCAACCTTTTCTAAAAATGGAAATTGTGTGTTTATTGCTCGACCATCATATGTCCAGATATCAGTATCATGATAGATTAGTTCAATATTTTTTGAATCTAAGCCAAATCCTTCTGGACCTATTGTAATATCAGAGGATACCTTTATTCTAGTTTTATTGGGGTTTGTTGCTGAAGCTCTGATGACATTAAAATCAATGTCTGTCCAAGATCCTGATCCTTGTGATAGTTCAAAAAGATAATCTCTTGGATAAAAAACAGTTATAAGTTCGTTAAAAAATAACTTGAAAAATGCATAGATGCTGTCTTCAGATCCACGCGTACGATAATATTGCAATATAATTTTATAGAGACTAACTTTATCTAGCACTTCAGACTCTGGAACATTTCGCGCAATAAGACTTTGAATTTGCGTTAAATATTTGTTAGACACTCGATCAATGTCTTTATCAGAAGTAATGTTTGCTAATTCACCTGAAGGCAAACCTACACTATTCATATAGTCATAATATCTTTCAATAAATGATATGAATAGGGCTGCATTTTCCTGAATTGCTTCTGGAAAAAGACCTGGAGCTTTTATTGCCTCAAGATTTCTCGCTCTAGAATTTGCTACACTTAATAACATCTTTATCTGTCTCGTTTAAATGTATTATAGTCTCCTAGACGAGCTGCACCACCTATAGCAATCTTGTCAACTTCTCCGTATACAGACAGTCTAGATGTATCGATTGAAATCAATTGATTGCGCTTTGGTGCGATGTCATTTGATTCTGGTATAAGATCTATACTTATTGATGTAATTCCGTCATCGGAATTGAGCGCATCAAGTTCTACAATTCCAGCACTCAAGTTAATTTGACCTATATTATCAAAAAATATTTGTTTTTCTTGAGAATTATTATAATAATATGTGTTTAATATTCTTAAATTTTTATCTGTTGGATGAGCGCTGTCTCCAATATACAGTGTAGTAT